GGGTACCATCGTCGCGGGTGATGTGATCACTTTCGCCGGTGATACTAATAAGTATGTTGTTGCGGCAGGTGTTGCGGCTCCTGGTACGATTACCATCGCGGCTCCGGGTTTACGTACAGCAGTGGCAGAAAACGCGGCCGTTACTATCGGCGCTGATTACTCAGCAAACGCGGCGTTCAGTCGTTCAGCTATCGTATTGGCGTCTCGCGCACCAATGCGCCCAGAGGAAGGCGACAGCGCAGAGGACGTTATGTTAGTAACTGATCCGCGTTCGGGCCTAACGTTCGAAATCTCAATGTACAAGCAGTACAGACAGATCCAGTATGAAGTAGCAATGGCATGGGGTGTTCAAAACTTCAAGCCAGAGCATAGCGCTATACTGTTAGGCTAAAAGCTCCCATTAGCCCGGCTCCGGTCGGGTTTTTTTTGACGAGGGTTATATCATGTCAACTATTCCAACTGTAAAAGTAAAGGCACCAGACGGCGGCTATATGCTGATCAATGAGTGCGATCTCGAGGGTTCCAACTATGTACGACTCGAAGAAAAAGCCGGCACCCAAAAAGCCGAGCCGAAAAAAGCCACCACAAAAAAGAAAGTAGCGGCTAAATAATGACTGATTACCGCGATCCAGTGCCGGACGACAGGACAATTGTCCCGGGTATATGGTCTGATTTTATGGACAAGATCTTATCTAGCATTGAGGTTTCAAATAGAAACAATGTCGGTGTTGCTGTTTATATTCAAGACCAGACGACCAGGCCTTTTTCATTGCCATTCACGACAAACAGAACGGCGTTTACTTTAGCGAGCAATGCGGTCGTAAATAGCAGAACGATAACAGCAGTCGCAGGGCATGGAATTGTAGACGGTAATATAATCGAGATAGCGGAAAACAATACTTTTTTAATTTGTCGAGTCGTTGACGTTGCCACTAATGTAATAACGTTAGATCAGCCAGTTAATTACCCGTATACGACAAGCGCATTCAGTTATAAATCGTCAGATAATCTTTTAGTGAATGGGTCCATTGATTCGGTCGTGTTTTCTCTTAAACCGAATTTGCTACAAGCCGGTGACATAACGCGCATAAAATTTGAATTGATCGCAGGATCATCGATGGACTTTGCGACTTTTGGCGCATTAGATGCGTTAACTAATGGTGTGGTAGTTCGCATAAATAGAGGCGACGGTACTTATTTTAACTTATTCAATGTTAAAACTAACGGCGACATAATAGCTCAGTCGTCTGATTACTCGTTTTTAATACCTAAAACCGGAAGTGCTGAATTTGGGTTTTCTAGTCAGGTAACTTGGGCAGGTCAACAAAATCATGGCGTAGCAATTAGGGTCGATGGCGCGTTAAACGAGTCGTTAGAGATAGTCGTACAAGATGACTTAACGACAGGTAATACAGTGTTTAAAATGATCGGGCAAGGCTCCGAGCTACAGGATTAATAATATGACTTTAATTGTGGAAACCGGATCGATTATAACGGGCGCCAATAGCTATGTAAGCGACGCGGAATATACAGCGTACGCAACAAGCCGAGGCGATACCGTCGGCGCCACTGTAGAGGCGAGAGAGGCCGAATTATTCAACGCTATGGACATGCTCGAGAGTTATCGCGATCAGTTCAAGGGTGCCAAAGTGACTCGCGATCAGCCTTTGCAATGGCCCCGTTACGACGTATTTATCGACGGGTACCAAACAGACAGCAACTCGATCCCGGTAGAACTACAACGCGCACAAATGGAATTGGCTCTCATAGTGGCCGGTGGCACAGAGTTAGCGCCAAGCGGTACCTTTGAGAACGTACAGAGCGAAAAGCTCGGCTCGTTATCTGTCAGCTACTTTAACGGCGGTAAATGGTCCACCGTTCAAACGAAAAACGTTGATCAATTTTTAAATGTGCTATTACTAAACGCCGGCGGTAGTTTACGCTCAGTAAGGATCTAGCATGGCAGTAACCCGACAGACGTTTAAAAACCTCGCGACTAATTTTATAAATAGTACGTTCGCGGATTTTACAAAGACGTTTACAATCGAAGCGTTAACCAATACGCCAGACGGCCAGGGCGGTTACGTGCCGTCGTGGTCAACGTTCGCGACTATTACCGGGTTCGTACAGAAAAAGAGCGGCGACGAAACGATTAAAGATGATCAGCTTGACGATAATTACCCGACCACGTTTAGTTTTAAATATATATCAGGTATTACAAACGAAATGAGGGTTTTATTTAATGGCAAGTATTACAACATACGATCTATAATATCAGTGCAAGAAGTAGACGTGTGGATTGATATTGTGGCCGACGAGAGCGACGCTACATAATGGCGAGCGTACGCGTTACAGGAATTAACGACGTCTTAAAAGGTGTCGATAAACGTTCGAAACTCTATAAGCAAGCGGCCGACCGTGGCGTCGTGGCAACGGCGAGCGAGATCCAACGAGAGGCGATACTCAGCATTAACAAACAATCGCCAGGCGAACGATACGAGCGTAAAAACGGCCGGTATCATATCGCTAGTAGACGAGGCGACGCGCCAAACACAGACAAGGGTCGACTAGTCGGATCGATTGCGATCGCTCATGTACGACTATCTCAAGTCGCTTTTGTCTTTACTGATCTTGTGTATGGTGCCATATTAGAGCTAATCAAAGACCGACCATTTTTACGTCCGGCAATGGACAAGAAAAAAGGCGAGCTAAAAAGCAATATTGAGAACGAATTTAAAAAGGTAAACAGGCAGTGAATGAGATCATAACGGCATTATTTACCAGATTAACGGCTCAGCTATCAGTTGAAGTTTACGATCACGTTTCACAAGGTACCGACGCGTACCCGTACGCCGTTATGCGTATAGTTCAGACTAGGAATGATGATACAGATACCGAGACCGGAAATAGTGTTATACTAAGAGTCACGGGATATTCTCGTTATCGTGGGTTCAATGAGCTAATGGTTTTAGCCGATGAAATTACGGCGGCGCTGAATAATTGGGAAATGGCGAATACAGTCAGTTTCGAAGTTGGTACATTTAAAGAGCAGTTTAGGCAATTTTTTGTCGACTCTGATAATTTAACTCGGTACAGTGTACAAGAATATATTTTTTATTACGAACCAGTTTAAGGGGTAGAGTATGAGTGCAGGTAAAGGGCTATTAGGCCGAGACATTACAATGACAATCGGCGGTCAAACGCTTATCGGTGTAATTACTAAAGATTTTAGTTTATCCAATACGGCGATCGACGTAACCGACGATCAATCGAGCGGGTACCGTGAGCTATTAGCAAAAGGCGGTTTAAAATCGCTTGATCTAAGTGTATCCGGCCCGGTTAAAGATTACGCTTTGTTAGATACATTATTCGAGACTACTCAGATGGTCGCTTGTGATGTGGATCTAGGCGACGGCGTAACAACAGAGTCTAACTTAACGTTTGACGCGTTACTCAGCGAATTGTCGTTTAGCGGCGACGCTAACGAGCGAGTCGAGTTTAACGGGACGTTATTATCGTCGGGTGTAATTGCGTTTACTGCAGGAACCTAATCAAATGTTTAGTAACTCAGTGAGATCAGTAATTGAGCTACAAATTGGCGACGAGGTCCGGGATCTAAATATCACATTGGATTTAATGGATCGCGTTCGCCGTATTGTTAATTGGGAAAAACTCGCCGGCGATATGTCAAAAGCCGAACCAGAGTTAGATCTGTTAGCAATGGCAAAATTCGTTTATTACAATTTGAAAGAGGCCGGTTTTAAACCCGATCCCGATCAAATTTACGACGAAATGATGTTCAGCGAAAGCAACCAAGAGAGTTACATCGCTATTGTGGGTAAACTATTACTCGCATATCAGCCTCAAGGTTCTAAAAAAAAGCCGGTAGCGACAGCGATAACGAAACCAAAAACGTCCAGATCCCGCAAAAAGGCGTAGTCGGTTTATGGTACGAGTTACTCGTCGTAAGAACGGAAAAAGTAAGGCCGTCCGAATTTTGGCAGTTATCGCCGAACGAAGTCGGCTTGTTTCTTGATACGTTCGAGGAAAGAGTCAAAGACGAACCCGGCAAACTAAGCGCCGATCAGCGCGAGCATTTAGAAACCCGGGCGGCACAGTTACGAGCTAAAGGGTTGAAAATGTTATGAGTGAAGTCGGCGAAATAAGCGTCAAAATATCCAGTGATACCGCATCGTTCGATCGCGGTACCAAACGAGTCCAAGACGGCACGCGAGACATGGGCGCCGATCTTAAAAAGCTAGGCACTCAGATCCGAGGCGTAGCGAACAACCTTGCGTTGTGGGGATCAGCGGCGGCGACAGCATCAGCAGTGGCCGGGGCGGCGATCACTAAAGCGGCCCTAACAAACATCAGAGAATTAAGAAACCTTGCCAACGCGGCCGGGTTAAGTGTGACCGAATTACAGCGGGGCGCTTTTGCGGCCGAGCAGTTCGGGATCTCTCAGGAAAAATACGGCGATATTCTAAAAGATATTAACGACCGGGTCGGGGATTTTGTCGCCACCGGTGCCGGGCCTATGGCCGATTTTTTCGAGAAAGTCGCGCCCAAAGTTGGCGTAACAGCCGACCAATTCAAAAAACTAAACTCTCAAGAGTCGCTCGGGCTGTATATTAAAACGCTCGAGGACGCGAACGTCTCACAGCAAGAAATGACTTTTTACCTCGAGGCTATGGCAAGCGACGCGACGCGATTGTTACCGCTATTTACAAACAACGGTAAAGCGCTCGGCGAAATGGCACAACAGGCCGAGGCGCTCGGTATTGGACTCTCACAAATTGAAGTCGATAAAGCGCTCGAGGCTCAGGCGGCTATGGGTCGAATCGGTAAGATTATCGACAGTGAGATTAACAAGGCAGTGGCCGGGTTATCGCCTTTAATAACTCAGGTTGCCGAGGATCTACAAAAAGCGTTCGGCGGTGAGAGTTTAAACCCGGACGAATTGATCGACGGGATCGAAACAATAGCAACCGGGATCGCTTACATTGGTAACGCGATCGTCGGGTGGCAGATGATCATCGCTAAAACCAAAATGGACTTTGCAGAGTTTTTCGCAGACGTAACCGAGTATTTACAACCGTTCGCCAAAGCAATGGCCGAGATCGCAAACAAGATCCTTGGTATTGTGAGGTCTTTGCTCAAGAAACTTGCAGATCTTATTCGCCCAGTCGCCTCAGAGGCGGCCGGTGAAATTGATAAAATATTCGACGGTTTAAAAGACGTACAAGTCGACGTTAATATGTTCGACGAAATAGCGGCCGACGCTAAAAAGTCAGCGGCCGACGCGCGAGCAGAATTTATTAAAGCGGTATCGGTAACACTACCGACCGACGCAGTAGAGAAGTATTTCGCCGACTTTAGAGCCAAACAAAAAGCGGCGGCGGCCGAGCGAGACAAATTAAACAACAAGGGTACCGGGACAGGTACCGGCGGTGAAGTCGAAGAGGACAAGCCGACGCTCACACTTGCCGACATTATGAAAGCCGAAACAGACGCTGTTAAAGCCGAGCTAACGAAACGTACGGCCGAATTACAGGCAATACAGGTAAGCGCGTACGATGCTGAATTGAACAGCTTAAAATCGCAATTAGACGCCGGATTAATATCGCGTAACGATTACGCCGAACAAGAAAAACAAATCGAACGCCAAAAGGCCGACGCGATCGCCGGGATCGCTACCGGATCATTTGCTCAGATACAAACAGCATTGGCTCAAAACCGTGGAACAATGCAAGGTTTACAATCCGATTATATGGATCTAATAAACCAGATCAGCAATAATGAATTGTCGACCGAGCAAGCGCGAGAGGCTCTCGAAGAGTTAAAACAAAAAATGCTCGAAACTAAAACCGAGGCGACCGCGTTAGGCGAGGAATTGAGACGGGCGACAAGTCGCGACGAAGAGGACCAACAAGGCGACAAACTGGATCCGGTCGCTCAGTATCAACAAGAAACGATCGGTTTACTCGAGGCGCTAGGGTTACGTAACGCCTCGATGGAAGAGGCACAATTAGCGGCTAATATGCGCGAGCAAGAAATGTTAGCGCAACAATACGCGGCCGGCGAAATATCCGAGCAAGATCATAGCGACAAAATGGCCAACCTAAAACGTAACGCGGCAGAAACCGAGCGCAATATCGTATTAAGCAACGTGCAAGACGGGTTTAAATTACTCGCGGCCGGTAGTAAAAAAGTCCAAAAATTAATGGAAGGTGTCGCAATCGTTAACGCGGTAATTAAAGGCAAAGAGGCGGCAGTCGCGGCATGGTCTGCAGGTATGGCAACAGGTGGGCCATTCGCGCCAGTAGTCGCGGCGGCTTATACAGCGGCATCGATAGCTAAAACCGGGTCGATGATCGCGGCTATAAAGTCAGGCGGTAAAGGTTCAGGCGGTGGCGGTGGTGGTTCGGTACCATCAGCGGCGGCGGCAGGTGGCGGTGGTGGCGGTGCCAGTTCAGGCGGCGGCGGTAATGCCGGACCAACTAGAATATTTAATGTGGATTTTCTCGGCGACAGTAATATGTCTACGAAACAGACTAGAAATTTGTTAGAGTTAATAAACGAGCAAGCCGGCGACAACGTCGAAATAAATTTAAGAGGCTAAGACATGGCTATTACAGAGATCCCGGAAGTAAAACCCGGCGCACCAACTAATCTAACAGAGACGGCCGATAGCTCGGTCGGCAATCCCACAAACACGACAGAGGTTGCCGAAGTAACGCCAGGCAATCCGTTAAACACAACCGAGATCGCCGACGGGGTGGTAACAGCGCCGACGAACTTATCAGAGACGGCCGAAGTAACGCCAGGTAATCCGCTCAACACAACCGAGATCGCCGTCAGCGAACCCGGGGCGCCAACCTCAGTAGTTGGCACACTAGAAAATAAATTTATCTATTCGGAACAGTTTGATAATCCAGTGTGGACTAAGGTTTCAACGACTATTCTTGCAAACCAAACTATTGCGCCAGATGGGTCATTGACAGCAGATTTAGTTCAGGGCCTTGGGGCGTCGTCAAACATAACGCAAACAATAAGCGCTATTGTTCAAAACCTAACTTTTTCGCTTTTCGTTAAATCGTCAGGTGCGGCTACTACTGCGCGGTTTAGATGGCAAAATAA